CGTAGCAGAAGATGATGTTGTCGAACCTATCGAGGAACTCATACGCCCTACGACAATCCGCCGCCGCACCCTGTGCACCATTACGAATAGAGACTACTGGATACTTGTCACCGAACATCTGATACGCAGACAGGGCATCCATCTCACCTTCCACTACGGTTATGTACTGACCACCAGATGGGAACAGGTACTGACCAAACAGCCCAGCCTTCTTCCAGTCCCCTTCGATCTTAAACTTCTTATCAGGTGTACGTTTTTTAACCGCAGTTAATTCACCATCAGGGGTGTGGTAGCCGAAGTGTACGTCCTCGCCACATAGTGTAGTGGAGTACTTCTCCATTGTACGTGCATCGAGACCCCTGTCCTGTAAGCTCCTGTGTGCCCCTCTAAGCTCCATTACAGGAACCCTCTGCTCAGGTACACGATAGTCGTTAATGTCTCTCACAGAGCCTCCTGTGCCGTCTGGTGACGGGGTAAACGTGGCACATGCGAAACAATAGCTTGAGCCATCCTCATTGTAGGACAACGCATCACTAGACCCACAATCATTACACTTCTGGTGCAACTCAGTGAAAGCCATCAGTGCACCTCCGTACTAGTACCGAAACGAGAAAGGTAACGAGCCTCTAACTCATTGTCGTTCAACGAATCAAACTCCATTGCAAAAAGATTAAAAAGAGTGTTCATCGCCTCCATGTAATTAACACTGTACATGTGGTCATCAGTTAACTCTTCAACCATACGTTGCCTGTCTTCTGTTTTCATATCACCTCCCATAAGTAATATGTATTATTAATACTTAGTACTAATGCATAGTACTTACTGTATAGACTATATAGAAGATTGTACCACACCACGATTCTTTTTGGCGGTACTCTTCTTGTGACTTTTGACACTTGATTTGCAGCGCGTCTTATGATTTCTGACGTACCGGCGTGTATTTCTCCCCATAATAATCCTCCCTATCATCGTTGATATGCTCTAAGAAAGTACGCAATTTACCAGAACGCTTGAGTTTCTGCAACGCACTGTACTCTATTGCACGTACCGTTGTCCTACTAACACCTAGCTCATCAGCGATTTCCTGATGTGTCATGTGATAGTCAAGGTAGTTACCTCGCTTCTTCACTATCCCTCTCCTCCTTGTACTTACCGATGTCGTCCTCGTAGTACTCATCTGCATAGTCCCACTTACATCGGTCACTGTCTTGATCCCAGTACTCTTGGTACTCATCGTGCCACACTTCCCAAGTCTCACGTCCCATAGAAACGTCCCCCAATACCCATACACATTACTTTACATGCTCGACAATAACGTCTGTCGTCTCACGCTTATAACATAATAAACAATCCATACACTTCTGTCCAGTGCAGTTAGCCTCACCGTCAAACGACTCCGACACGTTGTTGAATACACGGTCGAACCCACGCGGTGGAGATTCCATCACGTTATCTATCTTCGGATTACTATAAACCAGAAGCATATTACTAGGTACTAGATGCAGATTAGGACGTACTAGATTCACACGCTTAGTCCACAATGCAAAGGTCGAGTGCTTGTTGTCCTCTGCTATCGCACATAAATTACGGAAGTGCTGCTCATTTATAAGCTCACCGTGCCCATGAAACCGCACAAATGCACCGGAGGTACGCGGCAACACGAACTCAGCATCACTCGCAAGGATGTCACTATTCCTCTGGAAGGATGGTTGGCAGTTCTTCCTATAACTAGAAAGCATACTAACACTGTAACACTTGGTACAAATCTTGCTTGCATCAGTCTTGTTAGACTCCTGCACACAGAATGGATTCGTAACTGTGTTGGTGTTGATTGCTTGTATACCCTCTAGCTTGCCTGACATCTTACTGATACTAGGCATCGGGTGCATAGACCACCTCCTCTTTAACGACACGGCATTCTTCGCCGTCTGCTATATACGTATCACAGAAGTACTTTGCATTACTAAGAGTAGAATTCCAAGACGACCCATCATCGTCTCTTTCCTCCCACTCCCACGTCTTGCGGTTAAACTTCTGCACAATAAACCAAGTATCCATAGCCATACATTACTCCTCGTCGTAGCCGTATTGTTTTCTAACATGTTTGGTTTCGTACTCTGTTAGCTCCTTGTATTTTAATTCACATTGCTGTTCATGTATTTCCCTCATTTCTGCAATGATTCGTTCGCAGTCTTCCACTGCCACAATATCAATGAAACCTATGATGTCATCATACTGTGTATAGGGAGCGACAGACCTCAACTCGTTATAAGACCGCATAGACTTTACCTTAAGTTTAAGTATTGAGCTAGTCATATTTACACCTCCACATCAAAGACCTTAGTGGTCTCTTCATCTTCACGACGCTCAAGAGCCACGTCATCCTCAGTCCAATCTATGCAACAGTCTAACTCACTCACAGCGTAGTCTATCGCAGCTTGCTCCGCGTCGCACTCATCAGACGCCTTCGCATACACACGTCTTGTAACAGTAACAGTCACATCGAATGCGTAGACATGCACTAACTCCTTGTCCATCTTGTCAAGATGTAGCACTGCGTCCTTTAGCAGTATGTCTAGCTCCTCAAACAACTCACCCTTTGGATGATTGTAAATGTCGTACTCGATAAAGCTACGCATTTTACTTATCTGATCGCGTAACTCTTCGAGATCTTCCCTACTTGTAAATAAATCACTCATTCTGTACACCACTCCACTCGTTTAATAATATTATCACCATACTCATTTGCAGTATAGTCGATGATTACTTCCATCGGTTCACTGTTACTAGTGACGTTGCCGTACACAAACTGGAACCATGCAACGTAGTCCTCACGCTCATCGCTCCACACACCCACGTCATCGAAGTCACACTGTCCCATGTTGTCAAGAACTGTGAAGTGTTCACGAGACTTCTCAACGTCAGCGTACTCACCTTCACCACACACAGTAATGCTCTTGTCTGGGTCTCTTAACACGGCGTCAATAAAATACTGCGCCACTCTGTTCTCTGTAAAATGCATATCATTCCTCCTCTATGCAACATTCAACACACATATAGGCACCAGTACGATTACCTATAAGTACCTCTCTTGTCCACGTATCCTCATTAGGGAATACATCCTGCACAAGCTTTGATCTGTTACCAGTATATTCCCTCCACGAATGCGTGTCAACGAGGCAAGTGTCCGTATCACCACACAGCAGACACTTAGCCGTCACCCTTGTCTTAGCAAACAACTGAATTACTTCACTCATGATTATCCTCCCAACAACACACACAGATGCAGTCACCGTTATCTTCTTGGTACACATCCTGTTCACTGCGGAACCACTCACCACATTCACAACACTCAAAGATCATAGACATCAGAACATCTCCTCTCCTACTTCTAGCATCATCTCAATCTCATCGGGACTACTCCACTCATCAGGGTACGGTGACATATCCTGCGCCACACGTATTAACTCCATCATCTCAGGTGGATAGATAGGACTGAGACTACACGTCATCAGTGGCGGCTCGAAACCGAACGCACCACACCCATGCTTTAAGAACAGCTTGACCGCATCCTTGTAAGACACGTCTTCCATATCATGCAACTCGTCGTGGTCCCACGGTTCGCCGCAATGCCTGCAATGAATATCCATTGTCACTCCTCCTATGTATTAACACGACCATCAGGTTCAATGCATAACCACATACCACACCACTTAACCACAACGGCAGGGTCACACACCATCGGTTCAACACTACGCCTGAACGAACGGTACGACATACCTTGATTGTCCAGACTCCACTTACGCAACAAAGCCTGTTGCTGATTCTTAGTCAATGCGATCATGCATCACCTCTCGTTTATGTAATGAAGGTTATCTTCAGGACCATCGGAGTAGCGCTCACTCCACCCATTCTCCGCATCAATAACATCCAGAAGATCCATACGCAGATCAGCAAGCGTACCGAATATATCAGGGTATCTATCGAATGCTCGCGGGTTTACAGTCAACACTGACGACATTGCATCAACAGCAACACGAACAGCATCTAGCTTTTTCTGTGCGTTTTCCATCAGTCAAACCTCCCTACACGTTGATTGCCTACGCTGTCCTTGATGCCGAATATAGAATAAGGATACGCCCACATTGTCCACCCACCAAACGACACACTAGC